GGTGACACTCCAATGGGATTACCTGATGATGCAACAGCAATTCAAGCATGGGCAACTAATGCTGCAGGTGCTACAAGCACAGGTGAAACAGGTTGTGTAACTCGCAACACTTATCTAGGCTTGTTCTACCCAAGTGGTATCGCACTAGACTTGAGTGGTAACGAAGTGGCAGTTCCAGCATCACACATGATGTTGCGCACATTCTTGCGTAACGATACAGTCGCTTATCCTTGGTTAGCGGCAGCAGGTACTCGTCGTGGTATCATCGATAATGCATTGAATATCGGTTACTTAGATCGTGATACTGGTGAGTTCCAAGTCATCAAGACACGTATCGGCATCCGTGATGTGTTATACATCAACTTCATCAACCCATTAGTGTTCTTCACTGGCAACGGATTGTTGAACTATGGTAACAAGACATCATTCAATAGTCAGAGTGCGTTGGATAGAACAAACGTAGCACGTTTGATCGCTTATGTCCGTCGACAGTTGACTATAGCCGCAAGACCATTCGTATTCGAACCAAATGATCAGTTGACTCGTCAACAGATTGCAGGTGTTATCGAATCACTATTTGTTGATCTTGTTGCTAAACGAGGCATCTATGATTACTTGGTAATCTGTGATGAATCTAACAACACTCCTGCTAGAATAGATCGCAATGAGTTGTGGGTAGACGTAGCAATTGAGCCTGTCAAGGCTGCTGAGTTCATCTACATCCCAGTTCGTGTCTTGAACACAGGTGAGTTGTCAGGAGCGTAATAGAAAATATAAAGAGAGCCTCGCGAGGGGCTCTTAAATTGATAAATACTTTAAAGTAGGAGAATTTACAAATGGCAACAGCCTCACAATCATTGTTCAACATGACAGTAGCATCTGATAATGCCGGTGGCAATCAGGGCCTGTTAATGCCAAAACTACAATATCGCTTTAGAGTCAACTTCTTGAATTTCGGAGTTGATGCTGCAGGCGGATTATCATTAACTAAACAAGTAGTAGACTGCACACGTCCTAATTTAACATTTGACGAAGTAACACTAAACGTCTACAACTCAAGAATCTATCTTGCTGGTAAGCATACATGGTCAGAACTAACAATTAACGTTCGTGACGATGCTTCAGGCACAGTTTCAAGAGCGGTAGGTCAGCAATTGCAGAAGCAGTTAGATTTCGTAGAACAGGCTTCAGCGGCTACAGGTCAAGACTACAAGTTCCAAGTTAATATGGAAGTGCTAGATGGCGGTAACGGCACTAGTGCTCCAGTAGTGTTAGAAGCATGGGAGTGCTATGGTTGCTTCTTAAAGGGTGCTAACTATGGCGGCATGAACTATGCTACTAATGACCCTATGCAGATCGCATTAAACATACGTTATGATAACGCAATACAATCACCGTTATCAAGTGGCGTTGGCGCAAGCATAGGTAGAATCTTATCAGGCGACAGCGTAACTGGTATCGGCGGAACAACCTAATAGTTAGGAGTTCCTGACTATGGCGGGATTCGTTCAAAACCTACTTAAGGACGCTGCCGGAGCATTCTTCGGCAGCGATTACCTTAGAGATTACACCCACGCCAGCAAGACGTTTAGGACTAATAGTTATCAAAATGCTCCTAAACTCAAATTCATATTTCATACCTACTTTAATATCAATCCAGAAGCGTGGCCAGATTCAGTAGATAAAAATATAGGCTTATTAGTCAAAGAAGTAAAACTCCCTGCATACAGTTTCAACACTGTGCAGTTGAATCAATATAATAGAAAACGCATAATACAAACTAAGATTAGATATGAACCTATAAACATAACATTCCATGATGATAATGATAACCTCATCAATAGAATGTGGTATGCTTACTACACTTACTATTACTCAGACGCAACTAAACCAACTGTATTCTTAGGCAAGAGAGGTGCTGTACCTCCCAACAATGGTCAGAGTAATTCCACACAATCAACCAATGCTGATTATGATGTATCAAACATATATGATTATAGCATTATGGGAAATGATGACTGGGGGTATATAGGCGAAACATCAACTCCTCGATTAGGACACAAAGTACCATTCTTTAAAAATATAACAGTATTTGGTTTCAATCAACATAGTTTCACAGCACATACTTTAATTAATCCAATCATCACTAATTTTAACCACGACACTTATAGTTACAACGAAGGCGGCGGCGTGATGCAAAATTCTATGACAGTTGATTATGAGACTGTCGTATATAATGAAGGCGCTATAGACGGTAGATCGCCCGGCGATATCGTTACTGGATTCGGTGATCAAGCAACATATGATAGAAGAGAAAGCCCTATACAAAAAGCAGGGGCCAATGGCACTATATTGGGACAAGGTGGACTTGTAGATGCTGCCGGTGGATTTGTACAAGACCTAGCATCCGGCAATCTCTTTGGAGCAGTTCAAAAAGCAGGCACTGCATATAATACTTTCAAAAATAAAAATCTTAAGGTTACTGCTAAACAAGAATTAGAAGGCATGTTAAGACAATCTTTAGGTGGGTTCGGTAGTCCGATAAGTACAAACAGAAATATATTGTTTGACATACCAAATAAGTCAGTCACACCATATACGATAGGAGTAGCAGGGGCGCCTACAATCAGCAACTCACCTACACCTAACCCAGTAACAGTAGTACCTGTAGCAGGACAACAGGTAAGGAAGTAATATGAGATCGCTAGTTAATGTACAAGTATCAGGTATTGATAGAACTATAAAAATCTTTGATAGTTTTTACAATCAAAGCATATCTATACCTACAAATCAATATGATATCGTATTAAGTTTTTTCAGAGATGTATGCGAGACAGACGCAATAGCACAAAATTTTACAGCATTTCTTTTTAAAGTATCACAACAATCAGGCTTAGATGCAATCGAATTATTAGAAAATATCAAAGGCACATCGAAAAACAAACTTCAGTTAAATCAAACTCTCGCATACTATCTCAATAGTTTTAAATCTAAAACAAGCCTATATGGTGTAGCGGTAATACCTAAGCCTGTACAACCAGTGGCGCGCAATGTAGTTTTATGATATGGCAAATTTTGCTCAAGGCCGTTATCACGTAAGAAATAAACAAAAGTATATAGGCAAAGGCGCGCCTAAATATCGTTCGGGTTGGGAACTAACATTTATGATGTTTTGTGATAATCACGATAGCGTCATTCAATGGGCTAGCGAGTCTATTCAAATCCCATATAGAAATCCGTTAACGGGAAAACAAACTATATACATACCTGACTTCTTTGTATTATACCAAGACAAATTGGGACAGCAGAAAGCAGAAGTAGTAGAGATCAAACCTAAGAAACAAAGCCTAATTGAGAGCAGAGTGGCTAGCGCAAAAGACAGAGCAGTGGTAGCACTTAATCATGCAAAATGGGCAGCGGCGATGGCCTATTGCAAAAGGATAGGTTGTACCTTTAGAGTAATCACCGAAGATGATTTGTTCTATAAGGGTAAACGCAAATAAATACTGCATGACTAGAAAACTTGAAGAACTGTTCAACTTGTCCCAAGACGAAGAAAAATCTGAAGAATTTCAACTTCCACCTGAGACACAAGAGATTACAGTATCAGCATTAAACAACCTTGAGAAGATAGAAAATGCTCTACCTCAAGTGCGCGGACTTGAGACGGCTGACGTAGAGATGGATCAATTAGCGGACCTAGCACAGAGTAGTTATAAAGACTTGATGGATCTAGGTATGCAGGTTGATAGCCGCTTTAGCAGTGAGATTTTCGGGGTAGCCGGAACCATGCTAGGACATGCGATTACTGCTAAGACTGCTAAAGTAAGCAAGAAACTCAAGATGATTGAGTTACAATTGAAGAAGGCAGCACTGGATCAGAAGCAGTCAAGCAAGGACAAGGAGATTGACAATACTCCTTTAGGGGAGGGTAAATCGTTAGATAGAAACGAGATACTTAAGGCACTCCTAGACAAAAAGACGGATAAATGATAAATATTAGATACGGGAATTATAAGATATGAAAAGCCTAAAACAATACATTGCTGAAAGCGTACATTTGTACGATGTTACAATCAAGATCGCAGGTGAAGTTGACAAGAACTTCTTGGACCTATTCATCTACAATCTTAAGAAGTTTGAACCAGCAGGTCCTATCACACCCAAGACACTTCCTATAGCGAAAGATGTCTATGGTTTCCCCGGAATTAAAAACGAACCAGTAACATTGTTAAAGTGCAAGTTCCGTTATCCATGCACAGAACCAATGGTTCAGCAATTAGCACAATTGTTAGGTTACAATTTGAATTATGTTCGTTTGGTTGATAGTAAGTATGACGATAGCATCAATCGTGAGCAAGAAGAATATGCTAACCAAATGGAACCAAACAACAAAGACTTTGATAAGATCAGTGGTGCAGAACAAGCAAATAAAGATTATTCTGATTCATATCTAAGCAGTATCAAAGAGCAATCAAAAGATAGTAAGATCATGATGCCGTATGCTGCCAAAGAAACACCAGATTCATTCGACCCTTTCAAGCCTTATTTAGATGATAAATCAATGGGTGATAAGAGTCCTATGACAAACATCAAACGTCCAGAAAAGCCTAAGACAGGCGCGATGGCTTAAGAGGAACCAATCATGGATTTTAGAAAATTTTTAGAGATGGTTAATGAAGAAGATGCGTATGATAAAGACGTTAAACCTTCTGATAAACCGCATGACAAAGAAGCAGCCAGTGATCGTGCCAAAAAAGCCGCACTAGCCGCTAAAGACAAAAAGAAATCATTGAAAGATTGGTTCGATATCATTGATAAGAACATGATCAATGAAGCGGAGCAATTAACTATTGAGCCTGCAAAGCAATCTACACAGGTAATCAAGCAAGGTACTAAGACATTAGGTACTGTTAGCAATCCTGCACTTGCCGCAACAATCAAATCAGCGATAGGCAAGGGCGAGATGAGTTTAGCCGGTGACGAACTTAATGAACTAAGCCCGAACACTATCAAATCAGCAGCCGCAAAGCGTGATGCGCAACAGCCTGGTCAAATGTCACAGGCTACACAACGCAAAGACATAGAGACACACCTAACTAATCGTATCAATATGAATAAGAAATTAGGTGAAGAAGAACTTGACGAAAAAGCAGTAAGCAAAGCACAGCAAAAATTCATGGGCATGGTACGTGCCGCGCAAAAAGGCGAGAAGCCTATGAGCAAAGCAGTAGCAGATGTTGCCAAGTCAATGAAAAAGGGTGATGTTAAAGACTTTGCACAAACTAAACACAAGGGTCTTCCTGAAAAGAAAAAGAAGACTAGCGAAGCAGAGATTCCAAAGTCAGGTCCTGACTATGGTGCAGGTTTAGGTGCAGGTCGCAAAGATAACGTATTAGAGGCAAAGCCAGATTTTATTGATCTTGATAAAGATGGTAACAAGAAAGAGTCAATGAAGAAGGCATCAGCCGACAAAAAGAAAAAGAAGGTAGACGAAGCAATGAATACATTAGAAGCAGCCTATCACGAAGGCAAATCACATGGTTTAAGTAAGCATAGTTATGCTAGTAAATATAATGAAGGTAGTGATGAACACCGTCGTTATCACGAAGGTTATAAAGAAGGCATCGATGAGTGCTATGGCTTAATGCCAAATCGCGGCCTAGTAGTTAGCGAAGTTGAATCTGGTCAGGATGTCGTAGACAATATGGCAGGTTACGGCGCCGAAGAAGGCAGCATGGGAGAGATGGGGATGGCAGCAGATCCAGGCGCAGGTATGGCGGGCGTAGGAGAAGGTAATGCATTCACAGCCGCTCTTGCTAAAGCAGACAAAGGTGATAAGTTTTCAGTAGGTGGCAAGACATTTACTGATCGTTCAAACTATAGCGCAAAGATCGATGAATTTGCATTTGAATCCCTAGATAAGCAATTGAATGATTTGCTTAACGAAGGCCTAAGCGTAAACATGTCACAAGGTTTAAACGACGGCATGGGAGATGATTCAGTTAGTGTTTCAGCAACAGGTGATGATGCAGGCAAGTTGTTAGCATTCATCAAACAAGTTGGTCTAGGTGGATTAGGTGGTGAGCAACAAGTAGACGGTCCAGCAGAACCAGCAATGGCTGTAAGTGATTACGGTGCACCTAAGTTCAGTGGTTATGATGACAAAGGCGGCATGATGGGTCTATTGAAGGTCATGTCAGGTGGCGATGACTATAAAGATGAAGAAGGTCATGATCACGCTAAAGAAGAAACTTGCAACGAGTGCGGTGGCATGATGGAAGCAGGTCATAAGTGCGGCGAAGGTAAAGAGATGGTCGATGAAGTAGAATCAGAAGATCAGATGGAATATCAAGTTGCAGAAGATGATGGTGAAGGTTACGAGCAAGGTCAAGAAGCCGCAGCACAAATTGATTCAGCGATGGCAGCAGGTGGAACCGCAAAAGGCGGGGCGACTAACGAAGACGGTATGGAAAGCAATCCATTAGCGGCTGATGCAGTAGCATCAGCAGATGCAGCCGAAGAGGAAGAAGAAGCAATGAGCGAATCAAGAACAAGTTTCTTGAATCTATACAAGAAACTAGCATGGCTCGCTGAAGAGTCAACTAGTGAGAAGGATGACAAGGCAGAAAAGGCTGGTAAGAAAGTCGCTAAAGATATCGAACATGATGAAGGTCATAAAGGTAAAGATGACGACAAAGCAGAAAAAGCCGGTAAAGAAGTAAAGAAAGACATCGAATACGATGACAAGAAAGACAAGAAAGAGAAGAAATTAGATGAGTGGGCAAATGATGCAGGTAAAGATGGTACACAGCAGACATTTGAGCGCGATATTGAGTTCATGACTAAAGTGATTTCAGGTGGATTGAACAAGCCTAAGTCAACTGGTCAGCAAACTATCCCTGTACTTGCAGGTGATAAAGAGCGCACAGGCGATGAAGATATGTCAGAGTTCAGAAGACTAGCAGGATTAGGAAACTGATCTGCAAGTCATTAAAGTGAAGAAATACCCGACTTATGTCGGGTATTTTTTTGGCAATCGTGTTTATCCCAAACTGATAAATACTATATTAATGGTGAACTGATAAATGGCACAAAGAAACATTGACTTCGGTAGTTTTCCTGATGATCCAGACGCAGATGCGATCCGCGCCGCGTTTCAAAAGACACAAGAAAACTTCTCTGAACTATTCCAATTACAAAATTCGCAAGGCGTTCTATCTATCAATAGAACCAAGCAACCCGGCATTTCCGTCAATTCGCCTACCGGAAACATATTACTATCCGCAGATTTTAGTCGATTAAACGTCACTACTACTAGTCTAGAAATAGGGCTGGCACCCGATACATTGGGTTATGCTACTTCGGTTAATAATGCGTCACAAACCCTATATATAGATTTACGTCCGGACACATTCATAGGCAATTCGTTATACATAGGTACACCGAATGCTGCCCCTAACGTATACATAACTAACGGTAATGTAACTGCTAATAACATAAGCGTAGGCAATGTAATTGCTGCCAATAGAGCAAACATTATCGGTAATGTGATTGCTAGCAATATCACAGCAAACATAAATGTTAATACATCTAACTTGATTGCTACCGGTACTGCTAACATTACAACTGCCAACATTACAACTGTAATCGTAACAGGTAACTTAACATCAGGTAATGCGAATTTAGGAAATCTAGCCAGAGCAAATTATGTAAATGTTGCTAATGATTTAAATGTCAGCGGTAACATATCTATTGATGGTAATATAGAAGTAAGCAATGTCGTAGCAGGTAACGTTACCTTAGATGGCAATCTAAGAATATCAAATACTAATCCTGCTTATGGAGTGTTGACTGACAAGTTATATTATTCTAATGGTCAACCTTGGGACTTGCAAGAACCAGCCGGTGCTAATTTTGATATTCAATTTAATGTTAATAATCAGTTCTCGGCATCATCTAATTTAAAATTCAATCCTACAACAAATAATCTAAATGTTGTGGGTAATGTGATTGCCACGTACTTCAGCGGTGATGGTGGTGGTCTATCAAACATACAAGGCAACATCAGTTCTATCAATAACGGTAGTTCAAATGTAGTAGTAAGACCAAATGCTAATGTGACTATATCAGTTAGCGGAACTCCAAATGTTGTTACTGTTACTAACACATCGTTGATTGTTGCAGGTAGCGTCAATACTAATGACTTATATTCAAGTGGCGAAGTAGAAGCCGTAACGTTACGCGGTGACGATCTAGTAGTAACACAATCTGCTGACTTAGGCGATCTAGGTGATATAACTATCCTAGGCGGCAGTCCTAACTATACAATCATCACAGACGGTGCAGGTAACTTAAGTTGGGTACAACCACTAGTAGGTGCGACAGGTCCGATTGGTGCTACAGGATTGACAGGATCCACTGGTGCTACGGGAACACCGGGCATAAATGGCAGTACTGGTCCTACAGGACCTACTGGCGCTACTGGTATTCCTGGTGACATATATTCTACAACTAGCAGTACTTCAATTTTAATTGGTCTTGGGCTGAAAACATTTACCGTCGGTACAAATTTAGCCTATTCTTTGGCTCAAAAAGTTGTAATAGCAACTAGTATATCAGATTATATGATAGGTGATGTCCAATCATATAATTCAATAACAGGCTTGATGTCTGTAGACGTTGAATCTATATCAGGCGGTGGTACATATACATCATGGGATGTTAACTTATTTGGCGCGGTAGGTCCTCAAGGTTCTACAGGAGCGACTGGTGCTACTGGTGTAGCCGGCATAGTTGAAGGCCCTACGGCACCACCTGATACTACTGTATTGTGGTATGACACAAGCACACCCGGTATAGATGGAGTAGGCGCAACTGGCGCAACTGGTATTCAAGGTGCAACTGGCTCAGGTGCCACTGGAGCAACTGGTGTTCAAGGTGCTACGGGACTAGGAGCAACCGGTGTTCAAGGTGCTACTGGCGTAGTAGGACCAACTGGTGCAACAGGTGTAGGTGCTACAGGTATAACAGGTCCTACTGGTGCAACAGGCCCGGCTGGTTCTACATACTTACATACTCAAGCGTCTGCATCAACCACATGGACTGTCAATCATAACCTCGACGACAAATATGTTAACGTAGAACCAGTAGATAGTGCTAACGTGAGTTATGTTGGTCGTTATGATTATCCAACTATCACATTTGTTGACAATAACAATTTAACCTTAACATTCACCACTGCAGTGGCTGGATATGCTGCTATATCTTCAGGTGGTAGTATAGGTGCTACTGGTATAACAGGTGCAACAGGTCCTTCTGGTGGTCCAACAGGCGCTACTGGATTGACAGGACCTACTGGAGCGACGGGCGTAGGTGCTACAGGTATAGCAGGTCCTACAGGGGCTACTGGCGTGCAGGGCGCGACAGGCCCATCTGGCTCAGTAGCAGGATCGAACACTGAAGTTCAATTCAATGATGCCGGTACTCAAGCCGGTGACACAGGATTTACATATAATAAAACTACTGATACTCTAACAGTAGCAGGTAACATAGTAGCGCAGACACATTATATAAGAAGTGTTGCCGCTAGTGTTAGTGCGGCAGGTAGTGTGCAAGGTGATGCTACAGCATTGGCAAAAGACATCAACGTAGTAACATCAGTAAGTGCAGGACAAGGAGTTAGATTGCCGACAGCCACAGCAGGTATGGTATTGATTGTAAACAATACAAGTGTGAACAGCATGAACGTATATCCTGCGGCAGGTGCCGCAATAAACGGCCTAGCAACCAATGCGGCATACACACATGTTTCGAATGCAAGTTTACAATACTATGCGATAAGTTCAAGTCAGTGGTATACAGTCGGGGCAAGTTACTCTTGATAAAAATACAGGTAAATAAATAATAGAACATTATGGGCGTATTAAAATATTATAATGGTAGTAGTTGGGTAGAAGCGATAGTAGGAGTTCAAGGCTCTACAGGCGCTACCGGTCCTACAGGTGGCACACATCTCCATACTCAAACGACTGCATCTACAGTATGGACGGTGACTCACAATTTAGGTGAGAGATATGTTAACGTTGAACCTATTGACAGTACTAATGTCAGTTTCGTAGGTCGTTATGATTATCCTACTATAGAATTTTTAAACAATACTACACTAACACTAACTTTCACTACTCCTCAAACTGGATACGCAGCAGTATCATTAGGTGGTATGGGTGCTACTGGCCCTGCATTGCCATATAGCACTACATCATCAACCGGAATGGAGTTGGTCACATCACCGCTTGAAGCAGATGATATCACTATAGGCATGACATATAGGATTTATAATCCTGGAAATACAGATTGGGCCGCATTAGGCTCTCCTAATAACAATCCAGGAACTATATTCACAGCAACGGCGACTGGTGGTCCTTTCGACACAGGTACAGCACAAGAACTAAAATCTTGCATTGTTGATACAAGTTTAGCATACACAACTGGTCAAAATTTAGTATGTTCATATGATGTGAACAATTACATGGTTGGTGTAGTCAATAGTTATAATCCTGCTACAGGTGCATTGACGTTTTTTGCTGTAGGTGGTATAGGATCCGGTTATTATTCTGCTTGGGATATCAATATATTCACGCCTCAAGGTGCGACCGGTCTAACCGGCGCCACTGGTGCGACCGGTCCTTCAGGCCCTCCCGGCGGAACATGGTTGCATACACAAGCAACTCCTTCTACTGTATGGACTGTGAATCACAATCTAGGATCTAGGTACGTCAACGTTGAGCCAGTAGATAGCGCAAACGTAAGTTTTGTAGGTAGATATGATTATCCAGAAATCGATTTTGTTGATGCCAATACATTAACACTTACATTCACTACGGCACAATACGGCTGGGCTGCTATATCAGCAGGTGGTCCTAGTGGTGCTACAGGACCTACTGGTGCGACTGGTGCGACTGGTGTAGCCGGTGTCGCGCAAAACGTATTATATGTAAGTAAATCAGGCAACGACAGTAATAGCGGTACAGATTTGTCACATGCTAAATTAACAATCGCATCAGCGGTAACAGCAGCCAATGCACTACAAGCATTGAATCCAACAGGTATTACTTGCATATTAGTGAAAGCAGGTGATTATACTGAAATAAATCCTATGTCACTAAGCGCAGGTGTTAGTATAGTAGGTGATAACTTAAGAGCGGTCAATGTAAGACCAGCCAACCCAACACAAGATATTTTCTGGGTGCGTAATCGTTGCTATATTACTGGTATGACATTCAGAGATCATTTGACTCCTGCGGCAGCAATCGCATTTCCAAGCACTGGTGCAGGGTTTATCGTAACAAGCCCTTATATTCAAAACTGTAGCAGTATCACAACTACAGGCGCAGGCATGCGTGTAGACGGCAATCTAGCAGGTGGATTGAAGTCGATGGTTCTTGACAGTTATACTCAATTCAATCAAGGTGGATTAGGTATACACATCACTAATCAAGGTTATGCACAGTTAGTAAGTATATTCACTATCTGCTGTACAGCAGGTGTTAAGTGTGAAAATGGCGGTACTTGCTCAATCACTAA